TACGTGTGCGCCGGCTGCTGGCGCGGGACGGCTGGCCGGGAATCCAGAATCCTGAAAGTGAGCACTAACATTTTCAAAACAGTTGAACCTTACGCATAATTACTATACAATAGTACATTATCAATAAGGAGTTACAATATGGCAGCACGTATGTTTTCTGGAGAGCAAAAGTTAAAATTGACACAATTGTTCAATGAAGGTATTGCCGTTTACCAAGAAATTGAAGACCTAAACGAAGGGTTGTCTGACACAATTAAAGCAATTGCTGAAGAACTCGAAATCAAACCGGGTATCCTTAAGAAGGCCCTTAAAACAGCACAAAAGTCAAAATTTGGTGAACAAGACGCCGATCACGAAACACTGCGCGACATCTTAGAGACTGTCGGTCGTACTCTTTAACCACTTAATACAACAGTTAGCTATCTGTGTGCTAAAATAGCATTGTCACGGTATGCCGGCCAAAAACGGCGCAAAGGAATACATGAGTTATATTGACGCAATTTTAGACAAAGCAAAAGATCGCATCCACATTGTGGAACGAGACAAAACTGGCAATCGTGTATACACAGATTTGCCAGCAGAGTATGTAATGTATTATGATGACCCAAAAGGCAAGCATCAAACTATTTACAGAACTCCAGTAAGTAAATTCTCTACTCAATCAAATAGTGTATTTCGTAAAGAAATGCGAATGCACAAAGGGAAAAAGTTATGGGAAAGTGATGTTAACCCAATCTTTAGGTGTTTAGCAAACAACTATATGGGCATTAATGCACCAAAATTACATACTTGCTTTTTTGACATTGAAACTGACTTTGACTTAGATCAAGGTGGATACGCACCAACTGACAATCCATTCAATAAAATTACTGCAATTACAGTGTATTTAGATTGGCTTGATAAATTGGTTACTCTTGCGTTGCCGCCCAAAACGCTAACTTGGGATCAAGCATCTGCTATTTGCGCAAAGTTTGATGACACGTATTTGTTTGACAACGAAGCAGATATGCTTGACACATTTTTAAATCTAATAGATGACGCTGATGTGCTAAGTGGTTGGAATAGTGAGGGGTATGATATTCCATACACAGTTGGTAGAATTATTAGAACACTGTCTAAGGATGACTTGCGTAGGATGTGCTTGTGGAATCAAATGCCAAAACAACGAGAGTTTGAACGATATGGCGCAAAGAGTATCACTTTTGATTTAGTTGGCAGAGTGCACCTTGACTATATGCAACTATACCGCAAGTATACATATGAAGAACGTCATAGTTATTCATTGGACGCAATTGGTGAGTATGAGCTAAATGAGCGCAAGTTAGCATATGAAGGATCGTTGGACCAACTGTACAATCAAGACTTTCACAAGTTTATTGATTATAACAGACAAGATACGCGACTACTGGCACGGCTTGATCAGAAGTTAAGGTTTTTGGATTTAGCAAACGAACTTGCTCACGATAATACTGTGCTTTTGGCAACTACTATGGGCGCAGTTGCAGTCACTGATCAAGCAATCATTAATGCTGCACATAAGCAGGGGTTAGTAGTTCCATCAAAGAAGCCATACGAAAAAGAAACATCACATAGCAGCGACGATGATGACGAAAATGAAGGCAGAGCTGCTGGCGCGTATGTTGCAAGTCCTAAAATTGGTATGCACAGATACATTGGTGCTATTGACATTAACTCTCTGTACCCATCCACTATTCGCGCACTCAATATGGGCCCAGAAACAATCGTTGGGCAACTGCGACCTATTATGACTGAGCATTTGATTGCTGAGCGAATGAAGCCAAAGTTGGTAGGTAAGAGAATGATGGTTGGCTCATCGTTTGCAGCATCTTGGGAAGGATTATTTGGTAGCCTCGAATACACCGCTGTAATGAATATGGAGAAGGGCACAGAGATTACTATTGATTGGGAAGGCAGTGATAAACCTACTGTGCACTCAGCTTATGATGTGTGGCGTCTTATTTTTGAAAGTGATCAAAAATGGATATTGATAGGTATGACATTGAAGGTATTATTCCAGGCCTACTTGCAACTTGGTATAAAGAACGCAAAGAATTGCAAGCTAAGAAAAAAGAAGCAACTACCAAAGAAGATATTGCGTTTTGGGACAAACGGCAGTTAGTTAAGAAAATTAATCTTAACAGTTTGTATGGAGCATTGCTTAACCCAGGTTGTAGATTTCACGATCATAGAATTGGACAATCAACTACACTGACTGGTAGAACTATTGCAAAACACATGGATTCATTTGTAAATGAATGTATTACAGGTGTGTACGCCCACGACGGGGACGCAGTTGTTTATGGTGACACTGACTCCGTTTATTTTAGTGCTTGGCCAGTTCTTAAGAATGAAATTGATTCTGGGAAAATTGAATGGAATAAAGATATTTGCATCCAAATGTACGACAGCATTGCAGATCAAGTTAACGAAAGTTTCCCTGCGATGATGAAAAAGGCGTGCAACTGCCCTACTGACAAAGGCGCGCTAATTAAAGGTGGGCGCGAACTTATTGCAGACACTGGACTGTTTATTAAGAAGAAACGATATGCAGTGTTAATCTACGATATGGAAGGTACTCGTCTTGACCAATATGATGAAGAAACGGCAAAGAAAAAAGGTGTAGTATATGGAGTTGGTAAAGTTAAGGCGATGGGACTTGACTTAAAACGCAGCGATACACCTAAGGTAGTACAAGACTTTTTAAGCAGCATCTTACTTGACACTCTTACAAATATTTCTAAAGAGAAAATCATTGAGAAAATTTGTGACTTTAAGCAGCAATTTGCAGCAATGCCTGCTTGGGAAAAAGGAACACCAAAGCGAGTTAACAACTTAACTACTTACTCAGAGAAAGAAGAGAAGGGCGGTGCAAACTTGCCAGGACACGTTCGGGCTGCACTCAATTGGAACAACTTGCGAAGGATGCATGGCGATAACTATAGTATGAAAATTGTTGATGGTATGAAAATTATTGTCTGTAAACTTCGTACTAATCCACTTGGATATACTTCAGTTGCTTACCCAATTGATGTGTTGCATATTCCAGACTGGTTTAAAGAACTTCCGTTTGACAACGATTTAATGGAAACCACAATTGTTAATCAAAAGGTAGAAAACTTGTTAAGCGTATTGAATTGGGATTTGACTAACAATACCCAAGTTAACTCTAAATTTAATTCGTTGTTTACATTTGAATAAGTTGACCAGGTATTCTGACCTGTCATCAATGATGGCTAATGTCAAAACTGTAGTACAAAATTTATCCTCAATTCCAACTTGGCAAAATGAATGCACTGCAATTGCATCACACCTCAATTCTCAGATAAGTGAAGTGCAAACTACTCATAACAAGAATGTTGCAAGTTTAGTCAAATTAATTGATGATCTTATAGCAGTCAAAGAACTTGAGTATCAATCAGATGAGTATGTAACAATTAGAAAGAGCATGTCAATTCCTGTACGTCGGTATAAACTACCGGCGGACAGCTCAGATGAATGGCTAACTATCCTAGTAGGACGGATTCAATTACACTCAGATTGGCATTACCCAGGGCTTGAAATTATGCCGTTTGAGCATTGGCTTACTGATAAGATGGTTGGTCTAGATCCGTTATACATTGCTGCATTTTCTGAAAATGAGTTGCAAGAGTCAACCAAGCATTTTGCGCAAGAGTATCAGCAGAGACTATGCAAGTATGTAATTAATCATCATACATGGTTAGAAGACCTACCAGTAAACCAATTTGGTTTTATTTTAAGTTGGAACATGGTGTGTCATTTATTACCTGACGAAATTTCAGCATTGCTTGTTAGTCTGGAGAGGGTACTTCGACCTGGTGGCGTTGCATTATTTGGGTTTAACGACGGTGCTGAGATAAATGGGGCAAAAAATGTAGAATATGGTGGAATGACTTACATAACTAAGCAAGAGTTGTTCAATAAAATTAGTAACGCTGGGTTAACTGTTCACGCTCATTATTGTTTTAACCCAAAATGGTACAACATTAGTTGGGTTGAAGTTTCAAAGCCAGGCATTCGTCAAACAATCAAAGCACATCAAACATTAGGATTAATTGAAGATATTAAGTAAAATTTACTCAATATAGTTGATTTGATCTAAATAAACATATACAATTACTTATTACACACAGGAGCAACTATGCCATTTGATTATTTAAAAGATATTACACAACATACACACGGTCTCGGCATTATCGAGACAGTCAAAGTAACTGGTACAAAGAATGATACCATTATTGACGCAATGTCAGAGGACAGAAGTGTTATTGTGCAAGCAAAAACACATAACCCAATTCCAATGTTCATTGGTCAGTTTGGTATGCCAAACTTAACAAAGCTAAATGTAATTTTGAACATTCCTGAATACAAGGAAAATGCAAAAATCTCAGTCACTACACAAGAGCGTGATGGTGTTGATGCCCCCGCAGGGTTAAGTTTTGTTAACAAGGCTGGCGACTTTAAAAATGATTATCGCTTTATGAGTTCTGCGCTCATTAATGAGCAACTTAAATCTATTAAGTTCAAAGGCGTTAAATGGCATGTTGAATTTCAACCAACTGTGCAAAACATCCAGCGTTTAAAATTTATGGCGCAAGCTAACAGTGAAGAAACAACGTTCGTAGCTAAGACTGAAAACAATAGTTTGTATTTCTTCTTTGGTGATCATTCGTCACATGCTGGCAACTTCTCGTTTGCAGATAACATTACTGGCACAATTGCTAAAGGATTCCATTGGCCAATTGGTGTTATTCAAAGTATTTTGAACTTGCCAGGCGATAAAGTGTTTAGGTTTAGTGATGAAGGCGCGGCACAAATCACAGTTGATAGTGGGCTTGCCGTTTACAATTACACAATGCCTGCACAACAAAAATAAGCATAGCGGTGATGACGTTTAAATCACAAATAGAGAGTCTAACTCAAAAACTACTTGAGTTAGACTCCGAAATAGTTGATGCTACAATAGAAAATGGGCCATTGGTTAATACTGAAATTGCAGAGTTAACCAATCAAAAAAATAAAATTGTAGCTGAGATTAAACACCTTACCCAACTTGATAATCAAGGCAGAGAATTTATATGAGCATTACTTATCGCACAGAAACTGCAAAAATACCAGCGCATGGACTTTGGACTATGGTTATAACTGGCATTCACCCATTGGATGAAATTGAGAGTGCGTCCGAAGGGGCAGTCCATTATTATTGTGGTGAAGGAAATAGTTTTGCGCCAACAAACCATCTTGAATGGCAACGATGGGATACTATGATAAGTGGTTTACTCAAGACAGGCGCGTGGGTCACTCTTGAGTGCGATGCAGCTATTGCATCAGAAATCCTTGAAGAAGCATGGTGTGAATATAACAATTTTATTCCACTCATTAGTGTAAAACTTCCCTATATTAAGTTGCTAAATTACAATACAACTGTTAAAATAGATGATAGCCCACAACACCGAAGTAATATAGGCAAGTGGTACCACTCATTACATTCGCTCACTGATCCCAAAACTTACGTTCGTTCTGTATGATAATTGATATTAACCAAAATATTATTGCAGCAATGCAAGAAAAAATTACCAAATCATCTTCGGCGGCGAGCCGAAATATTTGGGTAACATTTCGCAAAGAAGGAATTCATTGCTATCCAGCTGCAATTGATGACCCAGTGCTTGCAGATGTAAAATTTTTAGGGTATCCACATAGACACATTTTCCACTTTACAGTTGAAATTGAAGTAACCCACAATGACCGAGACATTGAGTTTATTCAATTTAAACGATGGCTTGAAAACTTATATAGCAACGATACATTGGATCTTAATTCCAAGAGTTGCGAAATGATTTCTGATGACTTGTATGCTCAAATTGCTATGAAATATCCACAGCGAGATGTTACAATACAGGTGTCAGAAGACGGCGAGAATGGATGCCGTATTGTTTATCCATCATTATCTTAAATCACTAGGAGTTTTTATGAGCGTTTCCGTAGCATCTTATAACAAAAAATATCTGCGTATGAAGCCAGAGGTCAAGCAAATCTTTGATATGCTCGATGAGTTTTTGGACTTTGTTCGGTTGCAATATCCAGCAGTGGAGTTTAATCCTGCAGAAATGTATAAGAATACAAGCGTCACATGGCAGAGGTTTGTTAAATCTCGCAACCGTAACTATTATCGCAATAACGAACAACAGCGAGCACAATGAGCATCATGATAAACACTTCGTCTGGTACCTATGCTAAATTAGTACCAGACGATTCTACCACTGAACGAATTACAGAAATCATTGAGCTGATTAACATACCAGAATATGTTAGCCGTAACGCAATGCACTGCACCGTAGTTTATAGTAGAGTCGTCTGTGACCTTACTTCATTGATTGTTCCATTACCTATGTTTGCTGACGGTGCCAAATTTGATATATTTAATAGCAGTGATGGTTCTAAATGCCTTGTGTTAAAGTTAGAAAGTTTTGGCTTATTCAAGCTACATGCACAATGTAGGGATATTGGTGCCACCCATGATTTTTCAGAGTTTAATCCACATATTACATTAAGCTACAATTACCCATATGATGACGTGCCTAACTCATCACTGTTAAGTTACTTTAAAAATTTAACTTTTAACCAATTCATCGTTGAACCGCTCAACTTTGAATGGCACGAATAATAAGAACAATATTATGTTAGAAAAAATCAATTTAACTGCAAAACAAAAAGACTATGCTTACTTTTTACCC